TCGGAGGACCCCGGCTCGGGTGGCTTCCTGATCCCCGAGATCATGCGGTCGGAACTGCTGCAGCTGGCGCTTGAGGACTCCATCGTCAGGTCGCGCGCCACCGTGATCCCGATGTCCACCCTGCGCGTGCCCATCCCGACCGTGGATGACACCAGCCACGTGTCCAGCCTGTTCGGCGGCGTCACGTTCTACTGGACCGAGGAAGCTTCGAGCCTGACGGAGTCCACCGCGACCTTCGGCAAGGTCACGCTCGACGCCAAGAAGCTCACCGGGTTCTTCAAGGTCCCGAACGAACTGCTGAACGACGCCCCGGCGTTCTCGGGATGGTTCGACACCCGGATCCCCGCCGGCCTGGCGTGGGCCGAGGACGTGGCGTTCATGACCGAGACGGGCGCCGGCACCCCGGAGGGCTTCATCAACAGCCCGGCCTCGGTGCAGGTGACCAAGGTGTCCGGGCAGCCCGCGGCCACCATCGTGTGGGAAAACATCGTCGCGATGTACGCCCGGATGCTGCCCACGTCGCTCAAGAACGCGGTGTGGATCTGCGCTATCGACACGTTCCCGCAGCTGGCCACGATGGCGCTGTCGGTGGGCACGGGCGGCGGGCCGGTGTGGATCGGCGGCTACGGCAACAACGCTGGCGCCGACACCCCGCCCATGACCATCCTCGGCCGCCCGGTGATCTTCACGGAGAAGGTGTCGCAGCTGGGCACCACGGGTGACATCAACTTCGTGGACCTGTCGTACTACCTGATCGGTGACCGGCAGTCCGTCGAGGTGTCCGCCAGCGAGCACTTCCTGTTCCAGAACGACCAGACCGCCTACCGCATCATCGAGCGGGTTGACGGCCGGCCCTGGTTGCAGTCGGCGCTCACCCCCCACAACAACAGCGCGAACACCCTGTCCGCGTTCGTCCAGCTGGCCACCCGGTCCTAGCTGATCCCCGCCCGTAAGGGCACGTCAATCCGGCGCAGTAACGCCCGCCGGGGGAAAGAGAGTCACAAGTGGCTGGAATGCGCGCCCTAGGGCGCCAGTACGACATCGTCCAGAACCCTTCGGGGCTGAACATCGCCCTGGCGGACTGCTCGGGCATCGGCTTCATGGCGGTCAACGGCACGTCTACCGCCGCGATCCTGACCGTCACCGCGTCCACCGCGTTCACTGGCGGCACCACGGACAACTGGACCACGGCTAACGGGTTCGGCCAGCCGGGCACCGGGTTCACCCGGCTGACGGGCAACACGACCCACTGGGTCTCGCAGTCCATCAGCGGGTCGTGGTCTTCCAACGTGCTGACCTGCCCGATCACGACCACCAGCGCCGTGTTCTACGTCGATTTCCTGGTGTCCGAACTGGCCGACACGTTCGACTACATCAACGTCACGGTGAGCGGCTCCGGGGCCACGCTGCCGGTCGCGCTGCTGTACGACCTGACCAGCCAGCGGAAGCCCGCCAACCTGCGCATCCCGTGCGCCTGACAGGAGGGTACTAATGTCCAACGTCCTCAACCTGGACGCCGCGCGGCTCTGCGTGCTCGGCCAGGTCGTGCGGACGGGCGCCCTGACTTTCCCGCAGGGCGGACCCGGCACGCAGACACTGTTCACGGTCCACACGGGCGCTGTCCTGGTGACATCGTTTTTCGGCCTGGTCACCACGGTCCCGGGCGGCGACCCGGGGTTCACCATCGGGACCGCGCCGACTGTCGGCACGGCCGAGACGAACGGTATCGCGACCACCGTGGCGGTCACGGAGGAAGCCGGCACCTGGTTCTCGGTGGTTGACACGCCGACGACCAGCAAGCCGGGCGCCATGACCATCGGCGCTCACGCGGGCAACGTCACGTTCGGCATCCTCGCGCCGTTCCCGGTGTCGGCTGGCACCATCACGGCGACCGCCGCGAATGCTGAGACCGGCGCGATCAACTGGTATCTGACGTACATCCCGCTCGATGAGGGCGCTTACGTCGGGGCTCTGACGGCCTGATGTCCGTGAACCCGGCCGGGCAGGCAGCGCAGCTGTTCGCGTCCGCGTACGGGGCGCTGGTGACTGGCGGGGCCAAGACGCTGCCCGCCAGCACCACCGGCCACATCTTCACCGTGGCCGGCGGGCGGGTCATCGTCACGTCGCTGACCGGCGTGGTGTCCACGGTGATCCAGTCGCAGGCGACGACGCTGTCAGTCGGCAACACCCCGGCGGGCGGTTCGGCTAGCACGGCGTCGTTCTGCGCGACGCTCGACCTCACCGGGAAGGCCGCGGGCACGTCTCTCGCGGTCCCGCAGGCGAAGGCCACGGCGCTGCTGGCCAGCGGCGCGGACGGCACGTTCCTGTGGAACACCACGTCGGGCGGGCAGGGCGTCCCGTTCACCAGCGGCGGGCTGCTGATCGTGCCCGCCGGGACGATCGACGTGACGACCGTGGCCACCAGCACGGGCGCTATCACCTGGTCGGTCACGTACGTGACCTACGACACCGGCGCCTATATCACGGCGCTATAGGAGGCCATATGTGGGACTGCGACGGCTGCGGCTGCCGGGCCATCGCCGGCTCACTGGCCTGCTGCCCTGTATGCGGAAAGGAACGCGAGGACATGGCGAAGACCACGACCGGCGGCGGCAGGAACGCGGGCGCGCAGCCCGGAGAGTCCGGGTACGTCGAGCCAGAGGCGCCCGAGGCGTCCCCGGCAGACGTAGCTGAGCCGCCCGCAGCCGAACCGGACCCCCCGGCGGCACCAGTGACCCCGAAGGCGGCCAAGCCCGCTAAGGCCGTCTCAGAGCCGTCGGCGGACGAACCCGAGGACCCGCCCGAGATCACCAGCACGGGCAGCCTTCGGCTGTCCAGGATGGGCGGCAGCGGTGGCGAATAATCCATTGTTCTATGACGCCACGGTGATCGCTGCTGTCAACGCTGCCACGGCGCTGCTCAACTCCGGGTTCCTCAAGATCTACTCGGGCAGCCAGCCGGCGCTCGACGGCTCCGTGACCGGCACCCTGCTGGCCACGCTCACCTTCGGCGCCACGGCGTTCGCCACCGCCTCGGCCTCGGCCGGCACCGTGACCGCCACCGCCAACTCCATCGGCAGCGCCACCGCCGCGGCCACGAACACCGCCGGTTACTTCGTGCTGGTCAAGTCCGACAACTCCACCGTCGGCGCCAGCGGCTCCGTCGGCACCTCGGGCGCCGACCTGAACATGAACTCCACGTCCATCAGTTCGGGCGCGACCGTGTCGTGCTCGGCCTTCACCATCACCGAACCGCAGACCTAGCCGTGGGCGTCGCGTGGTCCTGGCCGTACAAGCCGCCACCGTGCCAGCACGGCGAAGTTCTGAACGAACTCAAGGCCATCCGGGCGGTGCTCGCCCGGATAGAGACAAGGGAGATCAAGATCATGTCCGACCAGGCACAGCTTGACGCCGACGCGCAGACCATCGAAGTGGACGTGACCGAGATCAACACCGGGCTCGGCCAGGTGCAGACCGCGCTGGCGGCGCTTGAGCAGGCCAACCCCGGCCTGGACTTCACCGCCGTGAACACCGCGCTGTCCGACCTCGGCAACTCGGCCGCTGCCGTCGCTGCTGCCGGATCCTCGGCACCGCAGCCGCCCGCTTCGAGCTAGCTAGGGCAGGCAGCACCGGACCCCGGAGGGAGGGAATGTGACCGGCGGCGGCTGGTGGGCACTCGATTCAGTCCTCAAGGAAGCGGCTGCGTACGAGACCTATTACCGCTCGCAGCCGCCGGTCGCCTGCCCGAGGGACGGGCAGCCGCTGACGAACGGGCCACCGCAGGCATCGGCGGTTCTGTTCTGCCGGTTCTGCGGCTGGGAGTACCCGCAGGACTACGACGCGGACACGATGTCCGGCATCTGACAACCGAATAGCTCAGCAAGCCAATCCCACGGCCGCAGTTCCGGCCGACGCCAGGAAAGCAAGGGACAGGAATGGCGGTTTACCTGCCCGCATACTGTTCGCGCGAGGACGTAAAAAGCGCGAGCGACATGTTGCAGACAGCGGACTACAACGCGCATATCGACAGCGCGATCCAGTCCGCTACTGACGACGTGAACCGCCTCTGCCACCGCCGGTTCTACAACGTGGACACCACGGCTTACTGGGACTGGCCCAACTACCAGTACGCGCTGCCGTGGCGGATCTGGTTCGATGAGCGGGAACTGGCCGACACCACCGTCAACGTTCCCGTGGTCACGTCCGGGGGCGTCGTCATCCCGGCTAACCAGATTTTCTGGGGGCCGTGGAACTACAGCCCGCCGTTCACCTTCATCGAACTGGACCGCTCCACCGCGGCCGGGTTCGGCGTCGGCGACACCCCGCAGCGGGACGTGGCCATTACCGGCACCTTCGGGTTCTGGATCAAGTCACGGCCGGCCGGGGCGCTGGCAGTCCTCGCGGGATCCGGCGACGCCACCGTGACCGTTACCGACGGCTCCGTGACCGGCGTCGGCGACACCATCACCATCGACTCCGAGCGGCTGCTTGTCAGCGATAAGGCGTATGCCGACACCGGCCAGGCGCAGATAGGCGCCGGGTGTACCACGGACAGCGCGGGCGACAACATCCTGCTAGTGGGCACCGGGGCGGACATCCACGCCGGGGAACTGCTGCAACTCGACGCCGAAGTGATGCTGGCCACCAGCGTGACCGGCAACAACGTGGCCGTGATCCGGTCCTACGACGGCACCAGACTCGCCACCCACACCGCAGCCGAGGTTTACGCCGCCCGGCTGCTGACCGTGCTGCGCGGCGAGTTCGGCACCACCGCAGCCAGCCACGCCGTCAACGCCACCGCCACGGCGCTGCTGGTCCCGCCGGCCGTGCGTGAACTGGCCATCGCCTACAGCCAGGTGTACGTGGCGCAGAAGTCCAGCGCATACGCCAGGGCACTCGCCGAGGGCACGTCAGCAGTGCCCGGCCAGGGCCTGCCGTCGATAGAGGACAGGGTTCGCACCGCCTACGGGCGCAAAGCACGTCAGCGGGTGGTCTAGATGGCCCGCGTGAAGTGCTCCGGGCCGATCTTCGACGGCACGGCTGAGAGGGCCTGTAACAGGGGCGTGGACGCCATCCGGGCGAAGCTAGCGGAGGAAGGCGCGCGGCTGGCAGCGGCCACCCT